TTGAAGAAATTGTATTTACAATTGAATTGAGATTTGTTTTTGCTGGTCTAACATTTCCACCTTTAAATCCAACAATTTTATTTGCTGCTGTTGCAGAAACAGCAGATTCTCCTAGTTTTCTCCCACCACCAATGAATTTTGCAGCATCTGCTAATGGATCACCATGCTTAGCAATCATTCTATCACTATATGACTTGGCATCTTCCAACCGTGTGGGTCTTACTCTTCCCCCACTAGATGCTACTTTCATATTTGCAAACGAACGCATCCCAGATAAACCTGGAGAATTTCCAAGTGGTGCTGAAAACTGTCTTTTATCTGGGAAATACATTTTAGCCACTTGCAGCCCTCTTTTGTTGTGCCTTTAGGTTTTCTTCTTCAATATGTTGCTGTAAAAGACCAACATAGATATCCCATTCCCATGGCATCATATTTTCAACTTCCGTCAAAGAATATTTATGGAACTGCATCAAAGCAAAATTAATTCTAAAATATGCCTCAAGATCTATATGAGACATACTCAACCGAAAAAACTAGTGAGTCCCTCCAACGTTACTTCATTAACTACACCTGTTTTTGGATTTGTAACTTTAATATCATGTGAAAGTTTTGGCATTGTCTCAAAAAACTTTTCAACTAATTTAAATTGTGATGAATTCATTTGCTCAATAAATTCAACCAACTCTTTTTTAGTACAATCTGATGCTGCCCATGAATCTTCATCATTGTAAACCATGTCTATACATGATGCAATAATCTCAAATGATTTTTCGATTGTATTTTCGTTTGATGCAGATACAAAATCAAAATTGTTTTTAATGAACTGGTCAAGTGAAGGATACTTCATTCTCATGACCAATTTATCATCCAGTTTAATATCAGTAGAGTGCTCTGGACTTTTTTGGACTTTAATTTCATCAATATATACTGTCACTGGAACTTGTGTTCCCACATCATCATAACATGTAACAATCAGGTCAATATTTTCTCCAACTGATTTACCCCTAACATTAAGAAACAAATACTCAATATCAAAAGTTGGAAGTTCTTCAATTTTAATTCCTTTGGTCAAAATACAATCTTTCAGTACTTGTTTAATTGCATTTGTAATTTGTTTTGTATCTTGACTTTCTAATGCAATAATAAGAATTTTTTCTTCTTTAACTAAAAACGGTCTATATTTTATTTTTTTCCCATTTGATGGCAATTCAAGTTCATAAGTTGGTGTAGAAATAGTTGGTAAAGGCATAATGTCCTATAGATTACTTCAGTGTGATTATTTATTACCCAATAAATGCGTTAATATCATCAGGAGTTCCAGTGGAAGGGATACCACCTTTTAATATATTTGGTGGATTTATAGTTGGTTTCTTTCTTACTTGTGTTCCAGCAGCTCTACGAGTTGCTGGATTTAACTCATAAACATAACGAGTATAGTCAAATGTAACATTTACTTGTGTTATGCTACTAGTTTCATATGACAATGGTATTGCAGATATCTGTGTTGGATATGCATCAATAAGTCGATATGTGATTGTACCTTGACCACCAAGTGTTCCTGAACCTGAACTAGGAAATTCCTGAAAGTCTCTTTCAAACTTTGTAATTGATATAATTCTCTTATAAGTATCTGGATATCTCACCCTGAAAAAGTCATTTCTGTTTTTTGCTACACCATTACCAATTTGTGATTGTGCGTATCTACCAGGACTACCTTTATCACTTTCTACTGCACCATGAAGTGGATTTATATAATTCATCCACTCTTCAAATAATCTTATTAGTTTATATTCATTATCCACGTAGAATGACATTTCTACTGGAAGAAATATTCTATTTACGGGAAATCTTTCAATTACACCTTGACGACTTCCTTTTTCTTCTGCTACTGAAAAATTTGCTCCAGGTATATTGACCGAGTTGCAGTAAAAATCATAATATGTATTTTGAATCGAACTATCTGTTAAACCAGCATTTCTCAACCACCCATTTAATTCATTATCTTGCCCACCATTTGCTAAATGAAGTGAAACTTTAAACTGTGTAGTTAAAGATAAAGCACCAAATACATCCCTTGCTCCAGCAAGATTTGACTTTCCATTGGTTCTACCCGTAGTCATTTCCATGTAAAGGTTATCTATTATTGGATGACCTCTTCTTGCTAATCCAGGTTGGTCTGCCATTTATAAATATTTGGAAGATAATGTCCTATACTATGTATGCCACATAAAGATGATTCTGGTTATAGACAGGGTAAATTTAAACCACAAAAACCAGAAAAATATAAAGGTGACCCAACAAACATAGTATATCGGTCATCGTATGAATTAAAATTTATGCGATATTGTGACCTAACAGAAAGTGTAAGTGAATGGAGATCTGAAGAGTTTTTTATTCCTTATCGTTCACCAATTGATAATAAAATTCATAGATACTTTCCAGACTTCTTTGTAAAATACAAAGACAAAGATGGAAACAAAAGAGTACTTGTAGTCGAGATAAAACCACAGAAAGATTTGAAAGAACCAGACACAAACCCAAAAAGAAAAACTAAATCTTGGGTTTATAGTGTAAAAACTTGGGCAGTTAATCAGGCAAAGTGGAAAGCAGCAAAAGAATGGTGTGAAGATAGAAAATATGAATTTAGAATATTAACAGAAAAAGACCTTGGGATTAATCAAAAATGATTCAAGATGGTGGAATTGCTGAGGCAATCAAAAAACGTGCAGGAAAAAAATTCAGAAGTAGCAATTGGTATACCAATGCACTGATGAATGAGTTGTTGCCAATTCAAAGAAAAAACATAAATGAATTTGAAACTGGATTTATTGTACCTGGTGATTTAGTATTTTTCCTCTACTCAGCAAAATATCCACAAAAATATCCATGGTGGGATAGACATCCACTATCTTTTATTATTGATGTAAATCCAAGAGAAGGAAGTTTTGTTGGAATTAACGTTCATTACCTAAATCCACAGTACAGAGCAGGATTTACTAAATCACTAATAAATAAAAGGGGTATTAGTAATGCACCCCAGAAAACAATTCATAAGTATTTGTTTTCTGGGGTTATGTCTGAATTATTTAAGGTTCCTAGAAGTGACTGGGTTGATGTTTCATTATTACCTACAGAGCAATTTGTAAATAAAATGGGCAAATCTGTACCAAAATATAGAGTTTGGGACTCACCTTAATGGGATATTCAATACTAGAAGATAACTATTACAATCCACCAGGAACACTGATGAGTTTTGGAATAAGATATGATCCACAATCTGGGGATTATGTACTGTCTCAAAAAAGTGCTGCTGGTTATACTATAGGAATTGGATTGGCTCAATTATATAAGAATGGAACTTGGACTGGTGACGCACTTAGACTTCCAGATTTATTTACAGATGGTGATCCAAAAAAACCTACTGCAAAAGCAAATCAATTAGCAGAAGATATCCGCAGAAAAGTAAGGGCAGCACACGTTTCTCTTGGTGGGAATGCTGCAGGTTTAAAGCTACATCCATCTGCAAAAAACCCAACTTCGAAATCTCCTGCAACTAATGCATTTGACCCATCACAACAACCACCAGTTAATATCCCAGGAACTGGACCAAATACAGCACCAGGCAGCAATCTCCCTGGAACTAATGGTTCTTCCAGTGGCACAGGAGTTTTTGGTGGTCAAGTATTAAATTTTGCAAGTGCAAACGAAACTAGTTTATTTGGGCAAACAGCAGCAGAAAAAAGATTGCTATATTACCCAATTGATATCTTAGATAATTTTCAAGATGTATTGAAAATATCTCAATTTAATTATCAACCACCATCACAATTTACTGTTGACGGAAATACAAAAGCAATAGATTTTGTAACAAAAGGAGTACCAAGAAAGTCTGCAAGAAAAGAACCAGTAGGAACAGTAATTTTACCAATTCCTGCAGGAATTCAAGATACCAATATGACTGGATGGGGTCCTAGTGAAATGAATGGTGCAACTGCTGCTGTTGCTGCAACTATGCTAAAGGATATAAATCTTACAGCAACTGGTTATGGTCTTAATGCTATTTTACAAAATGTTACTGGAATGAATGTAATGCCAATAGCAGTTTTTATGGACATTATAACTAAAGGTGGTGGTCTTGGCAATTTAGATCAAATGTCAAAGGATATGCTAACATCCATTGTTGCATCTTCTGCATCTAGACAAGCTGGGTTTGAGATATCTCCAGAGCAAATCTTAGCAAGAGGAAGCGGTGTAATATCAAATCAAAATATGGAACTCTTATTTAATAAGGTTCAGCTCAGAGAATTCCAATTTGCCTTTCAAATGTCACCAAGAAGTGCCTCTGAGGGAAAAAATGTAAGGAGAATCATCAGATTTTTTAAGCAGGGAATGGCAGCAAGAGCAGTTGGAGACCAAGCACCATTAGCAGGAAAAACAACTTCATTCCTTGGAACACCAAATATTTTTGGTATAAAATACCAACATTATAATGGAAAACAAATAATTGGTTTAAATAGAATTAAAGACTGTGCATTAACAAATATGTCAGTGCAATATAGTGATGGTAATATGTATCAATCATTTGATGATGGTCAACCAGTTACTGTAACCATGGCATTATCATTTACTGAATTAGAACCAGTATATGAAAATGATTATAGAAACTCTGTGGATGCTGATCGTACTGATTTAGAATCAATTGCAGATGATGAGGTAGGTTACTAAAAATGGGTTATTTCAGAGAACTTCCAGAAATACAATACTCTTCACCATTTAAGGATAAAAGGACTATCCAAGAGTATAGTACTGCAAAAAATTTATTTAAAAGACCAAAACTCAGAGGTGATATCGCAAATATCATCACTATGTTTAATTATTATGAAATTAGAGCCAATGAAAGACCAGAGCATGTCTCACAAAAATTCTATGGAACTCCAGATAATGATTGGGTAATTCTTATTACCAACAATATCAAGAATTTAAATAATGAATGGCCTTTAGATAATAACTCACTATACAGTTACATGCTTCAGAAGTATGGTTCTGAAGAAAACCTATCAAAAATTCACCACTATGAAACTGTAGAGTATAGAGACAAATATAATAGAATTATTATTGAAGAAGGAATACAAGTAGACGTTGGAAAAACTGAAATTATTGATACAAATACAAATACCAATAGTTACAGAATAAAATCTTTTCCAAGTTCTAAAGGAAATACAATTATTAGCATAAACTTAAATCAATCATTTACTTTAATTGGAAGAGATATTACAAGTACATACAATATAACTGATATTACAACAAATATATCCAGATTGAAAGTAAGAAGTGCAAATGGAACTGAAGATATTAATGTTGTTGTGGTAAATAGTTTAGCAGACTGGCCTTCTAGTTGGGGAGGAAAAATGACAGTCGGTTTACGTGATGGAAATACATTTGATATTGGAATTGATGATAGAATATTAGATAATAAAGTAAGAATACCTGAGAGACTTTATGAAATTACAGGTTCATTGGATGAAACAGGTATTCTCCAACCAACTTTTAACTTCACCAACGAGATACCAGTAGCATGAACTTCCCACACCCAGGAATGAAGGTTTTCATCGAATCAGATGGACAAATTCTACAGTACTTAGATGATACAGGAACTATACAAACAGTTCAAAATATAACTAATGCCGTATCAAACTATGATTATGAAGTGAAAAAGAATGAAGAAAAGAGAAAAATTATGATTTTAAGACCCGAATATGTAGGAACATTCATTAATGATATGAGAGATATGATGAGTTATGGAAGATCTTCGCAATATCTAGACAGCAGGACTAAGAGAACATACAACCCAAGAACAAATACATAAAAAAATCCCGCAAAATCCTTACGAGGAAAAATTTTGCGGGAAATTTTTTTCAACCTTTTTTAGTTTAAAGTCGAATTCAGGATTCAGCCAAACGTTGGAAGTAAGACAGGGCATCATCTTCATCTTCATCTTCATAAGAGGACGAAGATGATGAACTTGCAATTGAATTGAAGTCAGTGGACGAACTAGAAGTTTCAGAGAAATCACCACGACGTTCACGTTCCCATTGTGCCTCTTCATCTTGAGTTTCTGGGTCTTGCATTTTAGGAACACCACGAAGACCAAGAATATAATCAAGACGCTTCTTCAAATCATCATATGACTTGAATTCCTTTGGATCAACGAATGCATTCAGATCATACAAACCCTTATAAAGAGTCTCAAGTTTGTCATCGTCACCATCGAGTAGAGGACTAGAAGATGCAAATTCGGATGCATCATAGTTCCAATAACCAGCAACCTTCTTAAGTTTCAGTTTAAAGTTAGCACCTTCCCAGAAATCAAAAGGATTAATTGGTTGCTCGTCATCAAACTCAGGTTGCATTGCTGCCATAATCTTATCAAAGATTTTCTTACCAAACTTATAAAGGAACACTCGTCCTTCATTATCTGGATTGGCAGGATCACGAACCACATAAATGTTTGCGTAGTAAGAAAGTTTACGCTTCTGTTTACGTGCCTCTTCTTTATCAGCATCAGAACCAGAGTTCCAGAGAACACGATTCTTTTCGCAAACAGGACATTGCTGACCAAGAGTAGTAAGGCAGTTGTCAATCAACCAACCACCAGGACCTTGAAAG